TTAATTGCTTGAAACCACATTCTCGTATTTCTCCTGTCTTCGTTGGCACATATATTGTATCATTTTATCAATACATTCGTAAGCCCTAGTGCCAGTAAGCTTCCATTTGTATGTTTTAGACCAATGAGCTCTTCTTTGACCTAATTTTATTACATTGCCACCAAAAAAATCAGCAAATTTTTGAACAGAATCTAAATCACACATTTCAACACTACATTGAAAGGTTCTTCTGCCATTTCCCTTACCCCAAATACCAAAACTACCTTCACCATCAAATAATCCAGCTAAGAATAGTAGTTTACTTCTTTTTGTAAGATTTATGTAAGATTTTTTTCGCATTTTTAACTGTAATACCTTGTGGATTTGGTCCTCTCTTAGGCGGTGGCCCAGATTTAACTCCTCCACTTAGACCTTTACGTTTGTTTTGCTTTTCTGATCGCATTTTTTCCTGATTTGAATATTGATGCAACTTTAGATTTACCCATAACTTTAGCTCGTTGTTCACCAACAGTTAATATTTGTATTTTTCTAGCAAATGGTTTGTTAATTCTTTTAACTTTAGCAACCGTTGCATTAGCATCAGCTGGAGTTGCAAATTTTATCTTAACAGTATCTCTAGGATTCTCATCGGTATACAATCTTCTACCTGAACCTTTAGGTTTTTTACCAGTTCCTACTTTTGGATCTTTATTTTTGTTCAAGTTTTCTCTCCGCGATATCTAATCTGTCATCTGATTGCTTATCTTGTTGTGCAAGTTTATCATAATCGTACTCTAAACGTGCTACAGCTCTTTGATTTTCTTGTTCTTGTTTAAATCTTGTCTCTTCAGCTTTTCTTTGCAGATCCATAGCTCTTAAATCAACTTCTTGCTGTTTAATTTGCACTAATGGGTCTTGTTTACCTGCATTTGCCTGCATTTCAGTTTGTGCAAGCTCTTGTGTAATACGTGCTGCAGTTTTTGCAACTTCAGCTTCAAACATAATTTCAAATTGTTGAGGATCAGCTTGTGCCAACTGTTGCATTTGTGGGTTTTCCATCATCACAGCTCTAACTTCTGCTTTTGCTTTGAATGAAATGTGATCAGATATATGTGATTGCAGTAAAGCATACACTTGTGGATTTATCTGAACCATTCTTGTTGCCATAAACGCCATATGAGCAGCAATATGTGCATCGTGATCTTGAAATTCAAACGCTACTAACAACTTCATCTGCAATGCACGTGCATTTTCTTTTGCAGGATCTAATGGTTCGGGTTGTTTTGGTGGTGGTTTAAGAATAGCTTCTATTTGTTTTGTACCAAGTGCCTCATAAACACGTCTGTAAGCCTCATGTAGGTTGTGCATTTGAGGATTTGACTGTGCAATTTGTAATTGATTCTGTGCTAACATCACTCTTTGCGCCATAGACATGATATTTGGGTCTGCAACAGGTAAAATATCTACTCTGTTATCAAAATCTGCAGATTTTATTTGTCTTGGGCCACCATAAACGTCATAAGGATACTCAGGTGGAAGTGATTCACCACAAATTCTAGCTAAAATTTTAAATTCAAGACGCATTGCGTAGTAACATCGCTTGTGAACTCCGCTCATAACACGTGATCCACGCTCCATAAGAGCCACTGTAGTGCCCACGGCTCTGTTTTGTAGGTCATTGCCTATGTTTGAGTCTGTAATCGCTGCAAACTTCTGTCCTGCTTGTACTACAAAACCTAAAAGGTTGTATAAAGTAACGCTTGGTTCTGTAAATGGTAAGTTAAAAAACTGATCTCTGATGTTTCCACCAGGTGCATCTACATCTCTGAACTCTCCAGGTTGTATTGGTTGGTCATCATCACGTACTCTTATACCTCTAGACTTGAATCCTGCAGGTAAATTTTTTAAAGTTCCTGCATCAATTAATTGTCTCAATGATTGAGTGGCTGCCTGAGACAGTCCACCAATCATATGAGTTAAACCAAAACCATAGAAACCTAATCCTGGAAGGAACTTGTAATGAACAAAGTATTCTATTCTGGAGTAACCAAGATCTCCAGGTCTATAGTTTCGATAAATTGATAATATCTCGCCTGATCCCTCGTCAATAGTTACAATGTATGGAATTTTTATTTTTTTAGCTTTGTCATCAAACTCTTCATAGTCATCAAGATTAAGATCTACATGCATTTCTAATATTGTATGTAAGTAATCATCACCCGTTCTTTTAATACCTTCTAACTGATTTAATTTTTTCTGAACATCATCAGGTTCTGTATTAGACTCAATTAATTCTATATCTCTATAGAAACCTGCTGCCATTTTTTTAGTAACTTCGTTTTGAGTCATCTTAATTACGTGAGTAATTCTTTCACAATCTTTTAAATCTGATGCGTAGTATGGAACAACTAAATCCTCTGCTGGTATAAATTTAGACACAGGTCTATCTAACATTGCATCAAAATATATTTTTTTAAATGTAGATCCTGATAGTGGTAAATAAAATAACATCTGATCCATATCAGTTGTATAATCTTCCATCTCCTCCATCAGCAGGTAATTCATATAATCTTTTACTCTGTCGGCTTGTTGTTCGGTGGCCGGTGTTACTAAGCCCACAACCTGTGTACGCACAGGACCGTCAGACGGTACAAGTTCTTTGTACGCTTGTGCTTGAAATTGTGTAACAGACTCAGCTAATAATGGATGTGTGACACCGGAAGCTCCTTTAAATGGTTTTGTAACTTCCTGATATTTAGTACCTAATAAATCTAATCCTTTAATGTAAGCGTCTTCCCATTCTTTTCTAGAAGTCTTATCTTTTTTGTATTCTTGAATTAATTCCATGGCCATGTCTTTGAGAGTTCTCTCATCCATAGCCTCTGCTAAGTTAGCGTTAAAATCATCTTCAGGCTTTGCTTCTGGAATTTCTTCACCTTCAACAGTTACATCAACTTCATCACTAGGCAATGTTTCTACCTCAGTTTCTTCTAAAATATCTTCTGTTTGAGGTTCTTGTTTTTCTACAGCCATTTTAATCCTTAATTATATTTACTTATAAATCCACCTTCTTTTTTGTAGATTTTTTGCTGATTTATCATGTTAGGTGATACTTTAACAGAAAAAACGTCTGTGTACAATCTAAGGTCGTTATCAGGTATTAATTCATATCCTCTAGCTTTTCTACTAGCACTATCCGTGTGTTTTATTACCTCGTATTCATTTCCATCGTAAATATCTATTTTTTCTTTTTCGATTCTTTTATATGGTTTTGTTGGATCTGATCTTGAAATTTTTATAGGACCTGCTTGGGTATCAAAGTCTTTAGCCATTTTTTTCATAAGAGAGGGAATAACTGCTGGTGACTTAGATCCAGGTGATTTGTTACCTCTAAAATATCCATAAGCTTCTTGATAAGCTTTTACCTTTTTCTCATCGATTCCTCTCTTAAGTAAATTAGTAGGGGCAATTGCAATATAATCTACACCTTCTTTAGCTGCAAGATTACTCAAATAACTTAAAGCAACTTTTGCTTGTGAAGATCTATCAAGTAAAGGAAAATAATCGACACCGGTAATATTACCGTATTCACTTTCTACTCTTCCATACATGCCGTACCTTGCGTCTGGTGATTTTATACTATTCTTTATAACTTCATCTATGTCTTTCAATTTTTTTGCGTTAAGTTCCATTCGTGTTGCACTCAATTTTCCACTTAAAATTTCATCACTTAAATTTTTTCTAGCCTTAAATAAAAACTCTAAAATTTTTTCGTTCTGATAAGGATTCTGTCTAAGAGAGGTGTTAAAAGGATCTGCCTTACGATCTCTTAAAAATTTACTTATACCTTGATTAGTGTCAGATTGTATTTCATGTATTAAAAAAGCTTTTTTACCATCAGATGTTGTGCGTGTATCCCAACGTAAATGTGCAAGTGGGTTATCATACTCTTTGCCTTTATAGTGAGGGTTTTCTCTCCTACCACCTTTTATGTTTCTTGGTATTGATTCATCTAAAACAAAAACAGCCTCTCTGTAGTTTTGTCCTCCAGGATATGTATATCCTTCTTGACTAATATATTTAGGAGGATCGACATTTTTAATTTGTGCAACCATGTCATCAATCTCACCCTGCATTTGATTTATTGCAATTTTTTTATCGTTTGGCATTCCAGCTTTAATTTGTTTAAACAAAGATGCGATTCTTGAATTAGCATCTGAAACAGCTTCTGTATTTCCATCTCTTATTGCTGCATTTAAAGCTCTCATTTCATTTCTTAAGTCTTTGAGAGCAACTTTCATATCTGATACTTGTAAACCTTCTGCTGCAAGTTCATTTAATTTTTCAATTCGTGTTGCTGCAGGATTTGTGTTAACAACTTTTTCGAGAGATCTTTCCATATCAGCCACCCTTGATATAGATGTTCTTAAGGAATTTTCTGCCTTGTTAACTATATCTTGAGGAACACCTAGTTCTCTAACTTTAATTCTATTCACAGGATTATCCTTAACCATATCTGCTAACAGTCGTCCTGGCATTTTCACTCCTGCTTGTTTTGCAGCAAATAATATTCCTCCAGTAAGTTCTCCCGCTCTATCAAACTGGGCAATATTAGCATCAAAAAGTTCCTCTATGGGTACAGTCATTTCTTTATTCATCAAATGAGGAGTTCCTTTTGCTTTACCTGTATCGTATTTAAATTTTCTTCCTGTAATGAAACCATCTTCAAAATCTTTACCAAATAATTTAAATCTTCTTTTGCCTCTGTCAGTTAACCAATCAGCCCACTCGTCTGCAGTAAAAGACCCATCACCTTTCATAGCGATACGATCATA